GTTACCAGCAGTGTCTACAGCCTTGATGAAGAACTTAAAGTCACCCGGAGGAACGTCAGCTTCTGTAGATACAGTGCTTTTCGTTGCCTCTGCAATCTTGATTGAACTTGACCAAGTTGCTGTTTCTCGTGGCCCGTATCGAATCTCATAGCCATCAATATCTGGAACCGTAACTCTTGACCAACGGAATACCACGTTCTCATCGTTCTGTACAGCGTTCAGGACTTGTACGTTAGGCGGTGGCGTCAGCTTACCTAGAACTGTATGGATAGTGCTAGAAGTCCAAGGCGAGAACAGCCCATCTTTTACACCGCGAGCCTGCACTTCGTACTGCACACCCTCATCTACATTGAAAATAGACTGGCTGCTTGATGATACAGGCTCTAGTGTTTCAAAACTGTTGTCACCAACCGCTCGGAACCTAAGCTGTGTTTTCTGATCCCAGCCCGGGAATGAGCCTAAGACTGTTTCGACCAACATCCTGACGCGAAGCGATCCATCATCGTCTGCGTACATCACTTCTTCACTAGAGTTGATGCTTTCTATGCCGGGTTGCCTTGGAGCAACAAGGTTAGGGTTAATTCGTTCTGTGAATACTGGATCAAAAGAAGGAATAGCGCCTGTAAATGCTTCTTGAATCTCTGGTGCGGAAGGAACACAAGAGACTTTTACAACAAAATCACCTGACGGCTCAATTTGATTGACTTTGACATCAATAGATTCTTTGCCTGCTTCGCCAAAGATAACTAGATCGTCGGGATTGGTTTTAGTGACTGCTGAGTTAAGTGTGATAGAAGTGTTAGTAGCGCCAGCTCCCGGAGCCGCACCTACAACACTGATTGAGCCATCTTGATGCTGTATCTTTACACCGTAGCTCTTTCCCTCATCAACAAATACTTCATCAATCTCTATCTCAGTGTCAGAGATAACATTCTTAATTCTAGCTGCGCCTAACCCTACTAAAATCACATCATGCTGTAGAGTCAACAAATCGCCACGGGTGTAACGCAAGTGCTGTACTTCTTGAGAGAAGTTGTACCGCTCTGGGCGTAAACGCTGCTGCGCTAAGTGAAACCGACCATATTTAAATGCTTGCTCTGGACTTGTGATGCCCTTGGCTTCTAAAGTCTCGTATTTAGTTGCGTTTGTCTCGTCAAAGCCGTCATCAAAGACTACACGCTCAGTGTTTTCAAAAGTTCGTTCGTCAACAAATTGAACGCGGAGCGCTTCTGGAAAATCAGCAGAAGCCATTTCATAAGAAAAATTAAAGCTGTTTCTAGGGCTTATGACCATCTTAGGGACAGTCTGCACAATATCTCTTACAACACCAATAGTGCTGTCAGGATTAAACTTCCAAGCAGCAAAACCTGCGCTGGCTATCTCTGAGGCTCTATCAAGAGTAGTGCCTGAGCTATCATAGGTATGATTAAACTCTAAGCCCTCAGAGTCACAAAAGTCTGCCCACTCTTTTATTCCGTCAGCGTCAATCTCTGAAAGACTCAGAGGTCTCCTGTTAGCAGGGCCAGTCCACAAATCAACATACGCCCAAGCTGGATTGTTAGTAGGCTGCTTAGACCAAGAGGTGCCATCATAGACATTTACAATAGCCGTAGAAAGGACGTTTAGATCATCAATTCTTCCGTTGAGTTGGTCACTTGCCTTTATACGGAGTGCCATTACAACAGTATCTTCAACCAAAAAAGGTTTACGAGTCCTGATGCTTCGCAAAGTAGCCCAAGTAAGTTCGTTTGCAAAGTTTGTTGAGACGCTGTGTGTAGTGCTTACACGAGTCAGCTTTACTTCGTACTGTCCTTTTGGTACCTTAAATCTAAAGCCTTCTCTGATAGTTTCTTTCTTAGAACTAGAAATAACAAAGTTATCGTCTGCAACCTCAAAATCTGTCTCGCCTACTTCTCGATACTCAATCTTAAATCTAACTTTTGCGTTTCTAGTCTTAGCCTTATCATTTACAGAGAAGAGTCTTCCCGCAATATCCAGACTTATTTCGTCAGTATCAGGCTCGGTTGTTCTTATCGCAAACTGTCCATCGTCTCTTGTGCCTGTCCCGCCATCATCAAAAGTCGAGTTTCGAGTTGTGAAAGCAGGGTTGATCTCAATAACCTGATCGCTGTACAGAGTAATCTCATCAGGTCTACCGATCTCAAACTCAACATCCTCAAACAAATTTATATCTGTCTCGCCTATCCTTACTGCACCTTGAGTGATACTGTCTTGCTCAGTTATCTTACTGTGACCTTTGCCAACTTTTTTGCCGCCAATCTCTAATGGGCCATAGCCAAGACAAAGCATCATTCGGAAGTACTGGTCATCTCCTTCTATCTCCGTGAAGGGACGAGCAGTCATAGGCAGAGAGGGGAACATCCTAAATGTTCCATAAGTCCTTGGTATAGGCTGAAAAGCACCAATTCTATTAGAAGTGCCTGTAATGGCTTCTAATCTATTGAAGGACTCAGGCGCGTTAGGTATCTCTGGCGTTTGTGGAGGAATTAGCGCATTGATTGCAAGGTTTCCTGCAATGCCTATTCCAGCAGCAATAGCAAAAGTTCCTATGCCTGCTGTAGCAAGAGTAGTTCCTGCAATCGTCATAGCAACAGGCATCGCAACAGCGGCTACAACAACAGTCGCTACCGTTCTAATAATGTTGTCATCTTGAGGAATAGGCCAAAGGACTAACTCTGCATTATCTTTTACAGATGTTAGCCTGTGCAATTCTTCTGGAACTTCTCTACCATTTATATATGCAGCAACAGCAGCACCACCAGAGATTTGATAAATGCTCTGCCCAGAATCAACCTCAGCCGTAACCCAATCAGCCTTTAAAGGATGCCTACTTGCTTTTACAGTAACGCTCAACTGCTAAACCCCTTGTATCGGTAGAAGCCTTCTATTCTGTTCTTCCAGCGGATGTCTTCATAGTCTTCAATGCAGCTAGTCCCACCATTATAGCTATGAAGCATCATATTAGTACCGATGATAACTGCTATGTGCCAAGGGCGTCCTCTGATAACAGCTACATCGCCTTCTTTTGGGTCGTATACTTCTTCTGTCATCTCTGACATTTTCTTCTGTATGCGAGCAGTTCTGTCATGGCTTTCTGCATTTTCTAGCCCAGCATCTTGTTTTCCAAGGTCTATTCCATAAACACCCTTGAATACCTGTTCTACTAAACGAAAACAACCATGTGGTGCTTCATACTCTATACCTACATAAGAGCGGTATTTATCCAACGGCATTACTTGGAGCGAACTGCTTGTGAGGAAAGGCATCGTTTAGAGCGCCTTTTAAGAAGGAGGCTCGTACAGTGACTTGGGTTGCTGAGTCTGTAGACATAGAATCTAGGATAAAATCAACAGGCCCGAACTCTACGCTGTTAGGGCTATCAGCCAGAACAACCTCATATTTTATTCCGACTTTCTCTCTCTGCCCTGCTAATGGTCTTATTGAGGTTATGATTCTCTGATCTACGGCATCAGCAGTTATATTGATTGCTGGTGGCCGATCATTCGTCTGGGTAGACGCTGAAACCTTAAAAGGAAAGTGTATAAAGTTTCCTTCTGATCTAGTAAGGTCTACAGAGTCATTGACAATCCTGACTGGAGAAATCTCTGAGTGCGTAAATGTCAAGCACTCAAGAAAAACTTTTTCTGTGGCTGAAGCCAGAACCGCTTGCAATGCACCTTGTGAAAGAGCCATTACGGAATAACCTCAAAATTTAATTTCACAGTAAAAACTTCTCCAGAAGCAACCGAGATTTTAAAGGGGCTGTTTGCAACGAATCTGATGGTAGCGGCTTCTTCTGTAATAGGGTGAACCCAGTCAAATTCAAGGCTGCCCATCCCGAGAGTGTTTTCCCAGAAGGCCAATAAAGTCTGATACTGTGTCTTATCAAGATACATCTGACCAGAGAAAGGCTCTACAGCAGCAGTAAAACGCCTGCGCTGATAGGGCTTGCCTGTCTCCATCTCAGTGCGGATACCGCCTTCTGGTGCTTGATAGTTAAATCCTTGCTGATGAAGGCGTTGTGGTAAAGATGCAGGCCAACTAGCCATTAGAATTGCCCCTGTCTACGAGCGCCGTGGCGGCGGAAGATGCCGTCTAACTGACCCTGTGAATCAAGACGCTCCATGCTTGATTTAACCATAACATCAACAGTCTGCTCACCATTCGGGCCACGTCGCGTCTGTTGCTGCTGTGCTTCTAGTTGCTCGCCACCTTGGTTGATGATGTTGACAGTGACGTCTCCGCCACCGCCCATTTCAGTGTTAGGGATGATTCTGCCATCTTGACCCGGAACAAACAGCTCAGGGCCACGCTCGCCAACTAGGTG